GAGGCGTCGACTTCGTTGTAGACGTTCTCTGGGTCTGTGTAGCGGCCACGAACGGCCAACACTGTGGTCGCTACGCTGCGGTTGGCGGCGTAGGTGAACTCGATGATGTCATCCTCGGTGAGGCGGATATCGGGCTCGACGAAGACGCCGGCATGAACACCGATCAATCCATCGGCGCGGGTGTACACGACAAAGTCGCCGGCCTGGTCGATCGTGCGACCAATCTCGACGGGGTCCGCCGAGTGGAAGTACCAGAGGCCACCGTAATAGCGGGGCTCCTCCTCTTCATCGCGATTCTCGACCACATCATCACAGACATCTGCCGCTGCTATCCAGTCCGGCAGGTACATGCTGGCCAAGGTGAGCTTGCCACCACTGGGATGGGTCAGATGATCGAGCCGGATCAGGGCTAGGTTGCGAGAGAACTCCCAAGTGTCCGGATCGTCCGGATCGTGCCCGCCCTCGCGCGGATCGTACAGGAGAGCGCCGTCCCCGACGTGAGTCGGGATCGGCATCCCATCCGGAAACGTGGCTTGGAACGTGTCCTCGTTCGTGGTCCATGTCCGCATGAACACTTTGGCCAGTCCATCGCCACGATGGTCTTCCGTCCAGATCTCGGGAAGCGCCGCGATGCCGTTTGCCCATGCCGTCTCGGCATCAAGACCGAGTTGGAATTCCAGATTGACCGAGATGCCTTGGAAGTATCCTTCCGCTGTCGTCACGACAAATCCGTCAGGCTGAACTCCGACCTCGTGGTCGTGAAGGTAATGCGTAACGAAGCCCTCGATCCGATGTCCGGCCCAAACCAAGGCGTGGTAGCTGATGCCGCCGCGCTCCTCGAGGAGGGCGTAATCACTGCCCTTTTTCACACGTCCATAGACCCGTGTCAGGCTGGGAACGTTCTGTTTCTGATTGAACTTGCCATCAATCGACGTGGGGGTTTCACGTTGCTGTTGGTCTGGACGCTTCGGCGGAAACAGCAGCATCTTAGCCGCGGTCAACGCGACAGAGATGATCAGACCGATCAGGACGTTAGAGAGGATCACGCCGGAGAAGAAGGCCATTGCTATCCGACCTTCCAGGCGCGCGCCCATTGGCTGCGTTCCACCACCATCAGCCCCTTAGTCGTCGGCGCCAGCGCAGTGTCGCCCACTCGAACGGCTAGGTGGACTTCGCCGCCCAGCCAATATGAAACGATGTCGCCGGGGCGGGACGTTGCGGCTTCCATCTCCGGAAGCAGTTCAGCCATCGGTGCCTCGACGCTATCCCAGCCCTTCGCAATCATGAACTTCGCAGCGCCGATCCAGCCGTTTGGCCACTTCATTCCCGGCAGGATGTCGACGCCCGTCACCGCTTCCACCGCGCCATGCGCGAACCGTGTGCAGTCGGCGCGACCGTAGGCGTATTCAACTGTCCGCCACGAGTTGGCGTGACGGCCTAGCCGCTCTTTCCAATCCTCGAGGCGGACCAGATCATCCCGGATCATCGAAGGAAAACGACCTGAATAAGCCTAGCTCCATCGCCTTCGCCATAGTTATTGAACAGCGCCCGCGAATGATGCAGTTCGGCGTTGAACGTGAGCAGGCGGTTAAACTTGGCAGGCACGAGGCGGACCATCTTCCACTCGTCTCCATCCTTCTCCCAGAAGGCAGTGCCGTCGCCCTCTGCGGGCTCCGGGTTCATGTAGTAAATGCCGGTGAAGCGTCCCATCATCTCATCCGAGTGGACGTAGTTTGGCTCGACCTGTCCCTCTGGCGAGCGCCGGAAGAAAGACAGGAAAGTCGAAGCGTTAGTTTCGGCTTCGGCCGCCTTCTCAAGGTCGCCTCGGCGCGACAAGGCGATGCCCTTGAATGTGTCAGGCCCCAGCGTCACGTCCCTGAACGGCAGCCGCCTGACCTGTGCCAGATACGCCAGAGGGTCCGGCAGCACGTCGTCCAGAACTTGGATCATCACATCCACCGGGGCCAAGTAACGGTCTTGTCCTGCAGCATCGGAACGCGCTCACAAAAGCGGTCCGGATCCGCGCTAGGGTTGAGTACCGCCGAGCGAGCTCGTTGGTCTGCATCGCTCAGAACGGCGCCGCTCCTGATGCGGCGGACGGTGAACTTCTTGACGACCGGCACTTCGATGGTCGAGACCGGGCGATCTCCGGAAACAGCATCCTTGAAGGCGATATCGTCGATGGTGCCGGCAAAACGGATTTCAGGAGTGCCGACCGGCTGGTCTGTCTCGTCACATTCCTGGATCAGGATGGTGACGGCCGACCCGACGATTTCATCCTGTTCGTAATGCAGCCAAACGATATCCGCTTCATCTCGCGCCGTGCCGGTCAGCGTCAGGCTGATGGCTGCAGCCTCGCCATTGATGGCTTGCTCTATCTCATCGAGATTGCCTAGCGCGCCCGCCCCTATCCATACGTTGGCGTCGGCATCGACGAACGGACCAGCGCCATCCCATACGCGGCTAGTCGCAACGTCGCCGCCAGCCCATTCGATCTGGACGAGGATGCGAAGGGAGCGGATCATGACGGCGGGATCGCCAAGTCATTCCAGTATTCAACGTCTTCTAGAAAAGACACATCTGCCCGATCGACCATGCCCGCCGTGAGGCTCATATCCATTTCGCGGTCGCTTGCGAGTTTCACCAGGCATGTCGGCAAGTTGAACTCGAGCGCTGCATCGGCGGCGATGTCTGCCCGAAGTGCCGGGAAGATGGGGACCAGCCATTGATCGTCATAAACGTCGATGGCGACGCCGGTTTCATAGAGCGCGTTGTTATAGGAAAACCGGACACCCGCCAGATCGTCTATTCCCGATCCAAGCTCGAGCGTGACCTGTGTGTCGCCGAGCGACGCCGCTACGCCCATCGTAACGACAATTCCAGTGTCCGCTCCGTTAACGTCGTGCGACCAGACCGGGAGCACGATCGATTCAGCCATGCCGTTGACCGAGGTCCGTGTGGCTGCCCATAGGCGGCGGCTTGTCGCGTCCTGTAGCAACACGGACTTGTAAGCGATCGACCACCAGCCGCGATCGGTGCGCGTCACCCGTTCGATGCCGCCCAGTGACCGGCCGCCGGAGCGTGTGAATGGCACCGGGTTGGCGAGGATCTGTGCAGGGCGAAGGGTGGTCGGCCAAGTCACGCTCATGTCCGGTAGTCCCCGCCGCGCTCTGCGTGATCGACAGCCACGGCAGACGGCACTGCCTTGAGTGACTTGCTCACGGCGCTGCCCTCGATCTGTGGTGCTGCGGAGGTCACGACCTTGACGGCCTCCTGATTGGCAGTAACCCGTACGAGGTCTGTGTCGCCAGTGACGTAGACCACGACGGGCTGCCCGCCACCGCCACCAGCGCCCGCCTCGACGCCGAGGCGTCCACCACGACCGCGGCGCAGCGGCATGATGGCTTCGGGGCCTGCTTCGCCCATCAAGCCAACGCCACGCGCAAATGGGAACACGGTCGGGCGGTTGACGATGCCGCCGGTCGCGAAAGGGATGACGTTGCCTTGGTTGAAGACGCCGCCGTTGGCAAACGTCATTCCGCTGCCGCCCCCGAGTCCACCGCCGAGCCCGCCGCCAAACGCACCACCGATCGCAGATCCGAGGATGCTGAAGACGGGGCCTAACGCCGCCTCGAAAACCTTGGTCGCTGCCATATCGAGTAGCTTGGTGGCGATCCGGTCTAGCACGTTGCTGGCGGCGGCGCCGAACGACTCCCAGAGGGACTTTCCCTCGGTCAAACCAGACCGGAGATCGGCCATGAACCCGCTTGCAACTTCCTTCGCAAAGTCGAACGCCTCGGCCAGTCGACTCTGTTGTTCAACTAATCTCCGCGTCTGTTCGGAACTCGCGGCCATCTGCTGCGCGTGTTCCGACAGAACCTGCGTATCCTCGACGCTCAAGGTAATGCCGTCTCCGCGCGCCTTGTTCAGCATCTCCGTTTCAAGCTTCAACTTCTCGGCACCTTCCGCCGATAGGAACAGAGCCTTACGGTCCACCTCCTGCATGGCGATGAAGTTTGCGGTGTTGGCGTTGGCGTCCGCCATGAAGTCAGCTAGCTTCTTCGCCGCCGCGGCGGCTTCGTCGATAACTTTCGGTGATGCTGCGCCTCCTCCGCTTTTTGCGCGCGGGCTGCTGGCGCCGGTGGTAGCGGACGCCGTTACCGTAACAGGCGGCATCGTGACAGCAGGCGTTGAGTCTGTGATGTTGCGCTGAAGAACGGAGAGCCGAGCCAGCTCGCGCTGCAACTCAGCTTGATTCATCGTCGTAGGCGGCTGGCTTTGAAGCCTTTCAATTCTGGCAGTGACCTTGCCGGCCTCTTCCTGCATTCCGCTCAGGGACGTGCCTGTGGCATTTCCAACCAATCCCTTAACCCACTGCCACGCCCGCCCGATCGCCTGTATTTCCTCCTTAGTTGTCCTCAGTCCTTCTATGAGACTATTGAACCCATCCATGACGATGGGGGCGCCGAACTCCGCGATCAACGTCTTCCATTGCTGCTCTACTACCTTCATTGAATCGCCGACCGTATCCCATGCCTTGATGGTATCGGGCGATATCAGAGCGTTCTCCTTCCGAGCACTCGCAATCAACGCATCGTTGCCCTGAGTAAGGTCGCCCAGCATGGTCGTAAGTTTTGCGCCGCTCTTCCCGAAGATTTCCATCTCCTTGGCGGTTTGCTCTGATCCAGTCCCGATCTTGACCAATCCCGTGGCCACTTCTGGCAGCACGTCCGCAACCGGCCGCATCTTGCCGGCCGCATCCAGTATCTTCACGCCAAGGCTGTTGAATAGCTCTATGGACTCCTTGTTCCCGTCGTTCGCGCTGCCCATCGTTCGGGCAAGCTTCGTCAATGCAACATCAAATTGCTCGGCTTCTACGCCTGCTTGTGCGGCAACCAGCCGGTACGCCTGCAATTGATCGGTTGTGACCCCGACTTGTTCGGCCTGCTCTCCCAAATCGCCGGCAGACATGGCGTCGGTCCAGATCTTTTGGGCAGCCTGGACGCCGATGTAGGCAGCAGCCAGTCCCTTAAACCCTCCGATGATGCTGGTTGTCACCGCCGCCATACGCGCTTGCGATGCCGCCGTGCTCTGTATCGCCGCGCGCTGCGCCTGCAGGGCGGCAACCGACCCGGCAATAGCGCGACCCTCTGCCGACGCCGCGACCACACCAGCCCGTCGAAGGGCGATATACTTCTCACGTTCGGCGCTCGACCGGAGAAGCTGCTGCCGTTCGAACTCCAGATCCTTGGTGATCTTCTGCGTGCGCTTAGAAAACTGCTCATTAGAGTTCGCAGCTTCCCTTGTCGTCGCGCTGAACTTCGCCGCCGCACGCTCCGCCGCGCTCGCAGCCTTGGGCATTTCCCGTAAGGCAACGTTCGCCTGCTCGACGGAGGAACTATTTACCTGGAGGTTTAACGCGGCTATGTCGGCCATTTGCTACCCCTCCTTTACGCTTTACGCCGCGCCGCTTGCTGACCGAACCGAGAACAGAACGAACGCCCGCAACGTCCGTGGCAGAAGCCGCGTGCGTTACAGACTGACCGTCTGGCATCTCCGGCTTAGGTGCCTGCGGGCTCATGAAGATATCGTCAATCGCTTCCAGCAATCGGATTTCCCACGACGCCAGGCGGATGCCTGACCGTCGCAGGAAAGCGTCAATGTCTTGCCAGCCGATCGGCTCGGCTCCGTTGAAGCCGGGAGCCTTTCGGCGACGCAACCGGATGTAGGCTTCCCAGAGATAGACCAACGCAGTCGGGAACGGCGGCATCGCGAGATCAGACTCAAGTTCCGCGATGCGTTTCGTCGCCTTCTTGCGTTCGGCCCGCTCTAGCTGGGCCTCCATGACGGCTTGCCGGGTACGGTTGCCGTCCGGCTCTGCGAGATAGAAGTAGCGCTCGGCGTAGGCTTTCAGGTCTTCGGCGAGCGCTTCGTAAAAGAGTTGTCGTCCAGAAGGAAGTCGACGGCCTGTTGTAGAAGCGCCCCCTTCTTGCGATCCATCAGGAGTGCGCGGGCGTTCTCCTGATTGAACGGAAAATCGGCGCCGCCCATCTTGACGGGAGACCAGCGTAGAAGCCGCTCCATGACATAACCAACGTTATCTGCCAGCAAGCCGTCCGGAGTCTGTTGCTCGGACTTGTACTTCCGCCCATTCGCCCTGGATTGCTCGATCGAGCGTTGCTTGTTCAACTCCTCGCGGGCGATACGATTGCTCTGCGCCACGGTCTGAGGATGACCGGGGCCAGAGAAAAACCACGTCCAATCCGTGGGCTTGCCGCCCACCATCACTACCATCTCGGCTTCGTCGATAGCATCGAGGTCGCCTAGATCAAAATTTGTCGTGCCGTCCATGTGTATCCTGCCGGGTTAAAATGCCGGGTTGCCGGGTTGGGGCCGCCGCACCCGGCGGAACGACGGCCCCTCTCGCGCGAGATCGATCAGGACCCCGTCGGGTCCGTATCGTCGGAAATGACAGCGGTATTCACTCCGATATTGAAGGTGCGCTTGGTGATGTCTCCGACTCCGCCCAAATTGGTCGGACGGGAAAGCACCATGCCGCCGAAGTAATCGGTCGACGGCGAGTACGCTTCCTCGCGGGCGTCAGCATAGACCAGCTTGAAGGCGTAATTGTAATCGGTGCGTTCCGCGGCAACGAGAGCGGTTTGGCCATCGTCGAGAGCATCACGGCCACAGACCAGCGCCATGGTACCGGCATCGCGTGTGGTTTTGAACTTGCGCATGCGCCGGTCCTTGACGCTGGCGAAGGTCGCGATCTCGGTGTTGTCGCCAAGGTCGCCGAAGGACTCGATCTCTTCT